AGATAAGATCAACCTTGCTCATAAAAAAGGTGCATTTAAAGAAGAAGTTGAACTTGATGAAGCAAAACAAGTTCTTGCACATGGTGGTAAGGGTCAATACAAGATAGTTAGTGACGGTGGTGCTATTAGTGTTATGTTTAAGGGTAAAGTAGTTGGTAAAGGTGACTTTGATCGTGGTGCAAATAGTTTCTTTGTTAGCATGAAGGGTCAGAAAGGTCAAAAATCTTTTGACGATGCACAGGATATTGCAGACTACTTCGCAAAAATGAAAATCAAAGAAGAAGTACAGATTGACGAAGTTCTTGACACACCAAAGGCAATGCAAAGCTATCTTAATAAAAATAAGGCTAGTGCAGATCGTGCAGCAAGTTCGGCTGCAGCTAAGATTCTACGTGGCAAAGACAAAGATGGCAATAGAGCGGATCATTCGCCTGAAGTTAAAACTAGAGATAAACGTGCCAAGGGTGCTGAACTAGCGAACCGAAATGCTACACGTAAAACATTTAACCGTCTTCGCAACGAAATGACTGAAGGTGGAATGAAGCGTATTGCCACTACTCAGTCAAATAAAGCTGAACGCATGGCTTCTGGTGGTAAAAAAGGTCTTGAGACTTTCAAGAAGAAACCTGCAGATTCAAGGTTAGATAAGAACTTGAAAAAACTAAAAAATATGCGCAAAGCTGATAAGTCTTGGGCTAAGTCAAGTGCATTTGATTTCGTTGATGAAGCATCAAAAGAAGGTACAATCCGCATTATTGACTTAGGGCGTATGGGAAAAGGTAAAGGTTTCCAAGTACAACGTATGACCAAAGGTAAGTTTGTCGATCAAGGTAAGCCTTATAAATCTCAAAAAGATGCTGAGAAGGTAAGAAAAGATGGTCAACATTCTATGCAGTTTGAGGCTGCACCGAAGGTTGATCCTGTAAAGTTTGCAGCACATATGGCTAGACACGATAAGCCAAAGAAAATGACTTCAACTCAAAAGTCATTGGCTGATATCCGTAAAAAGTCAGTGAATGAGAAGTACAAGCTGCACCACAAAACAATGACTGCAGCATTACAGCATGCCTATGATGAAGTCAAGAAAAAGGGCTATGAGATTGACAAGGATGATATTGACAACAAGGTTGCATTCGGTCCAAAGAAACCATCATCAGGTAAAACGAACTCTTATAGTTTAGGTCTATCTAAGAACGGTAAGCCTGTGAAACAAAAGCTACATATCCAAGTGTACAACATGGATAACAAGAGCTACGAACTAAACATGTATGTGAGTTAAGGTATGAAAACATTTAAGACCTTCTTAGAAGAAAAAGATCCTAGACTTGCACGTGCAGGTGTATCGGGGTTTAATAAACCTAAACGTACTCCTAGTCACCCTAAGAAGTCGCACATTGTTGTTGCTAAATCAGGTGATCAAGTAAAGACAATCCGTTTTGGAGAGCAAGGTGCAAGCACTGCAGGAGATCCAAAGGCAGGTGAGTCTGATAAGATGAAAAAGAAGCGCAAATCATTTAAGGCTAGACATGCTAAGAATATTGCAAAGGGTAAAATGTCTGCTGCTTATTGGGCTGACAAGGTTAAGTGGTAAAATAAAAATGGCAGAGACAACAGGCAAGCGGCTAGATCGCATTGAAGAAAAACTAGACAAAATGGGTGAAGTACTTGTCACTCTTGCGAGGTTCGAAGAAAAGATGGACGCCTATAATGATTATAGGCAAAACTCATGGGAACGTATGAACAAGTTCTCTGAGAAGCTAGATAAAATTGAAAAAACTGTAGACGATAATGCACGTACAGTTCATACTATAAACAAACTGTTCTGGGTAGTACTGATTGCTATTGCAGGATCAATCGCCGCTCAACTTATGATTTAGGAGAAAAGAAATGGGCAATGTAACATCAAAGTTGATTGAGGCGTATGCAGAAGTCAACGAAAAAAAGAAACTAGACCCTGTGGGTCAAGCTGATGCAGATATAGATAACGATGGTGATGTGGATAAGTCTGATAAATATCTGCACAATCGTAGAAAAGCTATTAAGAAAGCAATGGATGAAAGCAAAGTGGAATGTCCTAAATGTGATGGAGAAGGATGTGATCACTGTGATGGAAAGGGGTATCATATGAAAGAAGGATATGAATCCGTAGCAAAAGAAATGAAAAAAATGCATGACGAAGGTTATGGCAAAAAAGCTATTATGGCGAAGTATAACCACATGGATAACGCAACACTCGAAAAACTCTATGCATCTTCATGCGGCACAAGAGAAGAAGTAGAAGAAAGTAGTAAAGCTGCACTTGCTAAGAAGTTAGCAAAGGCTTCTGCACCTTCTGAAAAGGGTAAGAAAGCTGTCACTTTGAAGAAAGCTCCTTGGGAAAAGAATGAAGCTAACAACGAAGAAGAAGTCATCATGAATCCTAAGAAAGAAAAAGATAAAAAAGCCGGAGGTGAGACAATGGCTAATGAATCTTTTGATCTTGATGAAGATCTTACACACCAGACAGTAAAGCCACCGAATCATACTAAAAAGTTTTCTGGGAAAGATTCTCGTGACACAAATAGTATCGGAGGTGGCGGTAATAAGAGTCATACTGTAACGAGTAGTCAAGCAGATGCTCATGATAAAACTGCTGCACATCACAATGAAGTTGCGGATGCTCATACAAAGGCAAAAGAAAAATCTTCTAGTCCAACTTTACAAAGATTGCATCACCAAGCCTCAGTCCATCATAAGAAGGCAGCAGAAGCACACTTTAATGCTTCTCATTCTAGTTCAGGTGCAGATAAAGATGGTTCTATTCAAAAAAAAGCAAAGGATCTACATATGGCATACCATCTAACTATGCATGCTAACAAGATGTCTCAAGAAGCAAGAAATAAGGGTACTAAAGCAAAGCGTATGAATGAGGCAGCAGAATCTGTTCAAGAAGCATCTTTGAAAAAAGGTGACACTGTTGTTCCAAATAAAGGTCCACACAAAGGTCATCCCCATACAATCATTCACGATTTTGGTGATGGACACTATAACATATCACCAGATGGTCTGACCGGAAGACAGATTAAATATAGTTTGGGTGCTGCTAGAGCAAAAGCTTCTGATCTTAAGTTACATAAAGAAGAAGTACAAAACGAAAATGTGTTACCACCTGTATATGCACGTATTCTTGAAGAAAGAGAAAAGCATTACAAGGGTGCTACAAAACCTGAAGGAATGATGGACAACTCTAAGTCATCTAAGGGTGCAATGGATATGGTTAATCAACCAAAAGAGATTAACGATGATGACGAAAAAGGTCATGAAGATGCAAGCAAAGCAGGTAGAGTTGGACCAAGTGCCAAAGCACGTCCTGCAGATAATATGAAAGGCGACAAGAAGGTGATCCCTTCTGCAACCCCAATGAAAGGAAAGTAAATGATTAAAGCTCCAAAGTGGTGTAGTGATGCAGTTCCTGTGGCTGCAAAAGGTTGGGTAAGTCCTAAGGGAGAGCTAATGGTTTCCTCTAGATTTACTCAGGCGCAAGTAGATGAGTGGTATGGTGCAACTGAAACATTTGTTGCTGCTGATGATAAAGCTACTGTAGAAGGCAAGTGGGATGCTGCTGAAATGGATATGGCAAGCTTTGCTGCTGTGTCTAAGGATGCAATGTCTTATGATCACACCGATGAAGAAGATCTAGAAGCAATGACTAAACTAGAGTTAGAACTTCTAGGGCGTGAACATGGTGTTGAGTTAGATCGCCGCAAGACAAAAGCTACTTTAGTGGAACAGATGAAAGATTTGATGTCTAAATAAAATCAATAAGGATTTTTATTTGGATGAACAATGAAACTATTTGAAACACTAGATGATAGCAACATACTATTATATGCTGCTAGGCATTATTATAAACCAAATGTAATAGACGCTGATGAGTTTTATGATGATCTTAAGAGATTCATGTACTTGAAGCGTCTATTAAATCGTTATCACAATACAGGTGAGTTATCTGAAAGGCTTATCTTAAATCACTTGATAGTCATATTTAATGTGTTTGATATTAAACCATCTTTGAAAATGTTAGAATATCATATGGAAAATAAATATTGGTCAACCATAAAGCCTTTTCTAGTATTCTTAAGGCATATAAAAAATGAAGAATACACAGAGATAGAGATGGATAAAACAGTAATAGAAAGACTGAGGAAAATATAATGGGCATCATCAAAAGAGCAGGTGATCTGGTATACACCTTCAGGTTTTTACGGCTGCTTACTACATCATTCGAAGATACAGAAGCATTTAAGTTAGGTATCATTGACAAAGACGGTAAGAGGCAGAAATCCTTTACTCTTGACAACATGGAAGATAGAGATAACTATCGCAACTACTACACTCCATTTCATAGACTTGTCTTCAATATAAAAAAGATTATGGCAAAGGCGCCAGGTGGTGGCAGTAAACTTGCTTCTTATGCGGCTGCACTATTTCTTCTCAAGGAAAAGTTTAGTATGCCTCAGGGTAAGATCCTAGAAGCTTTAGATATTCTTAACATAGATGAGACAGACTTTTTGACAGAGCACAGTGAATGGTTTGTACTAGAAGATAATAGATTATCCCCCGGTTCATATAAAGTCTTGACTAGTAAACTAATCAATGATACAATGGATGAAATGGTCAACGCTAGAGACAAAGTTAGAGTTAGCAATGACTGTTATCCTGTAGGAGAAATCTTTGGTATAAATATATACGAGGTTACTCACATGAGAACCAACAAAAGCATTTACGTGTCAGTGGGAGAACTAGCACGATGAAAGAAGAAGCAATGACAACTGCAGATGCAGGTATTCCACAGGACACAAAAAACATGGGTCCAAGGGCTAGATTGCCTATGAATATACTCAGACGTAAAATAGGTCTGCCAATCAATGTGACAGATCGCAGACGTAAAAAGGATAAAACTCCTAGACTGCTAAAACAGTTTAGGCAGCATGTATATCAAAATGGCTAAGTTATATTTAATTATTATTGTTATGGGTTTGTTGAGTGGTGTAGGTTATGGTGCATACAACTATTACTTATGGTCAGAACAAACCATATCAACTCTCAGAGAAAACAATGTAAAGCTAAAGTCGGCTGCAGAAACTTTACAGGCAACTGTAGAGAGAATACAAGCTGATGCTAAGAAAAATGAGCAGCTAAATAAAGATTTGACCAAGAGACTACAGCAATCGCAACAACACCTTGATAAGCTTAGAGGTGTGTTTGCTAAAATCGATTTGACTATGGAGGCATTAACAAATGCACAAGGACTTGAAGACAGAGTTGACAATGCAGTCAACAAACTTATTGGACGTATCCAAGATGAAACTACCCCTCCTTCTGATGATGCCGCTCCTGCTGATGGGGTGTCTGGGCAGTAGAGCACCTGAGGCTGAAGTTGTTCTTCAGACTGAATACGCCAAACAAAACATTCCTATTCAAGAAAGACCAAAAGCGGTACAGTTCCCACCTGTGGATTGGTATGTTGTCACAGAAGATAACCTAGAAGAAAAACTAGCAGAACTAGAACAAAAAACTGGTAATGTAGTTTTCTTCGCTATTACTCCAAAAGGATATGAAAACCTAGCACTTGGTATTGCTGAGATGCGTAGGTATATCAAAGACACACAAGCTATCATTGGATACTACGAAGATGCTTTAGCAGAAGAACCTAAAGAGGAAACTGCAACAGAATAATGAAATATTGTGGTATTAGTGGTGGTTTACATAATGCAGCTATAGCATTTGTAGAAGAGAATGGTGATTTAGGTTTTGTTGGAGAAAGCGAAAGATTTTCTAAAAGAAAAAATGATCCATCGCTTCATTGGAAACTCATAGACATGATATCGAAAGAAGATTCTGTGACTTGGTATGAAGATCCAAGTCTTAGAAAGAATCATTCATATGTTAAAGAATATAATATTCAAGATATCGAAACTCAAGTGAACACAAAAGTTAGTTGCATGATGCATCATGAAAGTCATGCTGCATCTTCATACTACACAAGACCTTGGAGTTCAAGTGAAGATACTGTAATGCTGAATATTGATGGGGCAGGAGAATATCAATCAGCAACAATATTTGACCACAACTTTAATCTATTACACGAAGAGGTTATACCAAAATCTATTGGTGGAGTATACGCAATGGCAACAAAGGCATTGGGTTATAAACCTTTAGAAGAAGAATATATCGTGATGGGGATGGCTAGTTTTGGCGAACCTGTCGATGTAGATGTTGAAAATGTTGAAATCCTAAAAAGTATAAAAAAAGAAGATGCTGCTGCTACAGTACAGAAATGGGCAGAACAAGAAGTGCTTAGACTAGCAAAGATTGCTAGAAAATATGGAAGTAAGCTTTGCTATGCAGGGGGTGTTGCACAAAACGTTGTTGCCAATTCTTTAGTTCGTGATTTGTTCGATGACATGTGGATAGCAATAAACCCTACGGATGGCGGTGGGGCTTTAGGTGCTGCTGCTAGAAGCTATGCTTTAGCCACAGGTAAAGACAGAATAAACTGGATAGATCCTTATCTTGGGTTTGAAAATATTACTGATACGAATCCTAAAAGAGTTGTTGATACATTACTAGACAAGGTAATGTGTGGAGTTGTTCATGGAAAAGCTGAGTTTGGACCTAGAGCATTAGGAAATCGAAGTTTCTTGGCTAATCCTATATATGATATAAAAGATACTGTTAATAGAGTAAAACAAAGAGAAGTTTTTAGACCATTCGCTCCTGCTATACTAGAAGAGTTTGCTGATGAATATTTTGAGGGTCCAATGAACGAGTACATGCAATATGTTTCAAAAGCAAAACATGACTATAAATCAGTGACTCATGTTGATGGAACTGCCAGAGTTCAGATTGTAAGAAAAGATTGCAGATCTATCATAAGACCTATATTAGAAGAATTTTATGAACGCACAAAAGTTCCTATGTTACTAAATACTTCCCTAAATGTTAAAGGAAAGCCTATCTGTAATAATCGTTATGATGGGGTTTTATTTGAAAACACATACAAAGTTAAGGTTTTTGGATGATATTTTTTAATGGTTGTAGTTTCACATTCGGTGAACAAAAACGTATAGGAACAGATAAATCTGTTGTTATTCTTGGCAAAGGCAGATATTCAGTTGCATTAGCATCAAAATTTAATATGTCAGAAGTAAATATTGCATACTCTGGAAAATGTAATAAAACGATAGTCGATGATACTATTACGTATTTACTATGGGCATTATCTCCTAATTCAAAAATAGATATACCTAGTAAGATTGTATTACAGACTACAGACTTTTATAGAGCATATGTTCCTTCCCCAAAATTTCATGAAGGTCATCGCATCAACGATTTAGAAAGTCAGCTTGGATTTACAGGTAAGTATCTAAAGCTTATGATATATGCTGCAATGAAACAGTACGTGAAATATTATGGTTCACCTACTGATTCCACAGCTTTGCTAACACGATATATCAATACTCATACAAATGAAATAGAAATACAGCATAGACCTTGTGGTGATCACACTGGAACACACATGAAGTTTGATTTCGTAAAAAGATTTTTACATTTACAGCAAATATGTGAATCTAATAATATACCACTAGTTGTTATGAACTATTATCCTATCGGAAAAGATTTTTTTGAAGACCCATTATTCAAACTAATAAATTTAGATAACTGGTTACTTGAAGATCCTTTTGAAACTGGATTATATGAACACTTAGAACATGAATGCTTTACTAAGTGTGAAGATAACTTTCATTGGGAATCAGATGCTCACGCATATCAGGCAGACGTATTAGAAGACTTTATAAAAAATGGAACTAAAATAAAAGTTAGAACTGATATTAATATGGACACTGAACAAATAATTTATGATTACACATAAAAATATTATTTTTTATTACAATATGTAGTTGCAAGATTATTTCTTTTACTATATACTACACCAATCAGAAAAAAACACATTAGACTGCTAGTCATACGGACTAGCGGTATTAACAATTATTTACTTAAAGAGGTGCTAGATGCTCAAACTTGTCAACAACAATAGGGATAGAGACACAAGAAGTCTTATGTCCGAAACTAAATTTTATGAAGGATACAGTAGGTGGGATGACACCAAAGAACGTTATGAGAGTTGGGATGAGTCTGTAAGTCGTGTTATGAATATGCACAGAGACTACTACAAAGACAAGATGACACCTGAACTTAATCAGATGATCAATGAGGCAGAATCTCTTTATAAGTTAAAGTATGCACTAGGTGCTCAACGTGCTCTACAGTTTGGTGGAGATCAGTTACGCAAGCATATGATGAGAATGTACAACTGTACATCAACCTATGCTGATAGACCACGTTTCTTTTCAGAGCTATTCTACGTGCTTCTCTGTGGCGCAGGGGCAGGGTTCTCTGTGCAAAAGCATCATGTGGAGAAGTTGCCAAATCTAGCTGAACGTAAGAAGCAAGCCAAGGGTTGGATTGTAGAAGATTCTGTTGAAGGTTGGGCTGATGCGCTAGGTGCGCTTATGTCATCATACTTTGTGGGTGGTGGACAGTTTCCTGAGATGGAAGGACGTAAAGTATATTTCGATTTAAACCAAGTGCGTCCAAAAGGTGCTATGATCAATGGTGGATTCAAAGCTCCTGGTCCTGAACCACTACGCAGAGCACTAGATAAGATTGAGCATATCCTACAGACTATTGTTTTATCAGGACGTGATACTCTTAAGCCTATTGAGGTTTATGACATTGCTATGCATGCTGCAGATGCAGTTCTAGCAGGTGGTGTAAGACGTAGTGCAACTATCTGTTTATTCTCACCCGAAGATGAGGAAATGATCAATGCCAAAACAGGGAACTGGTTCATCGATAACCCTCAAAGGGGCCGAAGCAATAATTCAGCAGTTATCGTCAGATCCGAAATCACTAGAGAAGAGTTTAAAAAGATTATGGGTTCGATCAAAGAGTTCGGAGAACCCGGATTTTTCTTTGTCGAAGACAGAGATATCACGACTAATCCTTGTGTTGAGATTGGCATGTATCCGCAGATTGATGGAGAATCAGGTTGGCAGGGATGTAACCTAACAGAGATCAATGGTGGTAAATGTACAAGCCAAGATGAGTTCTTTAAGGCATGTCGTGCAGGAGCAATCTTAGGCACACTACAAGCAGGTTATACTGATTTCAAATATCTAACAGAAACAAGCAAGCGTATCTTTGAACGTGAAGCACTGTTGGGTGTGTCGGTAACTGGTTGGATGAATAATCCTGATGTGTTGTTTGATGAAGAAACTCAACGTCAAGGCGCAGAGATTGTTAAGTCTGTCAACAAGGAAGTTGCTGCATTGATTGGTATCAACCCTGCAGCACGTACTACTTGTGTTAAACCATCAGGTAATGCATCAGTTCTATTAGAAACTGCTTCTGGTATTCATGCAGAGCATAGTGCTCGTTACTTGCGTCACATTCAGTTGAACAAAGAAACTGAAGTAGGACAGTTGTTGGCAAAAACTAATCCATACATGGTTGAAGAGTCTGTATGGTCTGCTAATGGCACAGACTACTGTGTAGCATTCCCAATCATCACTCCTGAGGGATCTTTATATCGTGAAGAGTTGTATGGTAAAGCATTACTTGAGAAAGTAAGTACTGTGCAGAATAATTGGGTAGAAGCAGGTACGAATGTAGAGCTATGTGCAAACCCTAAGACACGTCACAACGTATCAAACACTGTAACTGTGTTGCCTCATATGTGGAACGAAGTAGAAGACTATGTGTTTGAAAATCGTCACAACTTTGCAGGTATTAGTTTCTTGGCAGGTATGGGTGACAAAGACTTTGCACAAGCACCTATGACAGAGGTGTTGACAGAAGATCAGATTGTCGCTAAGTATGGCAAGGCTGCTTTGTTTGCATCAGGTCTGATTGTGGATACTCGTAAGCAAGGGTTTCGTGATCTATGGGAAGCAACACAGATTGCACAGACTCCACCTGAGTATCAAGGGGAAGTATCTGACCTACGTGCTGAGTGGATTAGACGGTTCAACAAGTTTGCTGATAACTACTTCATGGGGGATCTTAAGGAAACTGAGTATTGTCTGAAGGATGTGTTCTTACTTCACAAGTGGGAAAAGGTACAACAGAATATTCAGTCGGTAGACTTCTCATCAGAACTAGATGAAAAGCGGTTCACTGAGATCGATACTATGGGAGCTATTGCGTGTCAAGGGGGCGCATGTGAAATAACCTTCTAGGCTATATAGTAGCAAGCCAATAATAGGAGAGAACATGGAAGAAGAATATTGGGCAGAGTGTATCGCTTGTGAGACTGAAACGCAGGTATTAGTGGTAGATAGCGAAGAGGTTCCACAATACTGCCCAATGTGCGGATCTCCCATAGAGTTTGAAGAAGTAGAAGATTAGTATAAATAGCCTTGCAACAGCAGGGCTATTTTTTTATGTGGTATTATAATGGTAAAGTGTTTGAAGAAACACCTGAACAATATCAGGGATTTGTGTATGAAATCACTGAACTAGATACTGGAATGAAATATATTGGCAAGAAGTTTTTTTGGAAGCCAAAGAAGCTACCTGTCACTAAAACACGCAAGAGAGCCGTTAGGAGCCGCACTGAGAGCGATTGGCGTAAATACTATGGTAGCAGTACCGAAGTAAAAATGTTAGTGGAAACTAAAGGCGCAGAAAACTTTAACAGAGAGATCTTAAAACTTTGTAAGACAAAAGGGCTATGCTCTTACTATGAAATGAAATATCAGCTAGAGAGAGACGTTCTCCTTAAGCCTGATGAGTATTATAATGCATTTATTGGAGGAAAGATACATCGTAAACACATATTAGGGAAAGAATAAATGCAACACAACGAATATGACGTAACAGTAATAAAGGTTCTAGATGGAGACACAGTTGATGTTGATATCGATTTAGGATTTGGTGTTTGTCTTAAAGATGAGAGGGTGCGGATCATGGGCATTGATACACCTGAGTCACGTACATCAGACAAAGTAGAAGATCTGTTTGGTGAGGCTGCAAAGGCTAGACTGAAAGAACTTATGAAAGATGGCGGCAAACTAATCACCACAGAAAACAAGCATGGCGAAGATATGAAGGGTAAGTTTGGACGTATCCTTGGAGACTTTCGTGTACCTGACGGACGTAAGGTTACTGACATCATGATCGAAGAAGGACACTGTGTTCCTTACTTTGGTGGATCTAAAGAAGATACACAGGCTGCACATATGAAAAACAGAGAAAGACTGTTGGCAGAAGGTATTGTATCTCAAGAAGATTATGAAGCTGCAATGAAGAAAATGAATAAAGAGTATTGACGAATCAGTAAAATAGTATATAATAAACTAAAGGTTTTTGAGACAGGATAGTATATGATATTAATTGATTATAATGCAGTAGCCATTGGTAGTATTATTCAACAGAAAGATGAGATGAATGAAGATCTTTTTCGTCATCTCATTCTGAATAATATTAGAATGTATAGAAATAAGTTCAAAGAGAACTATGGTGAAATAGTAGTATGTGGTGATGGTAGAAAGAACTGGCGTAAAGACTTCTTTCCTAACTACAAGTTCAAACGTGGTAGTAATAGAAAAAAAGATAACGTTGATTGGAATGAACTGTTTAGGATCATCTATCAGGTGTATGAAGAGATTGGTGAACACTTTCCATATAAAACTGTGTTAGTAGAAGAATGCGAAGCAGATGATGTTATCGCAACTCTTGTAGAAGAAACGCAAGAGTTTGGCAAGAACGAACCTATCATGATTGTATCATCAGATAAAGACTTTGCACAACTACAAAAGTACCAAAATGTTCAGCAGTATTCTCCTTTAAAGAAATCGTTTATTGTAGAACGTAATCCTAGAAAACAGTTATTAGAACTTATTTTAAAGGGTGATCAATCAGATGGTGTTCCTAATGTACTAAGCAATGATGATTGTTTTGTAGAAGGCATCCGACAAACACCTATGAGACAAACTACTATAGATAAACTTATAGAAGATGTCAAGGCTATGGGTGATGAAGTGTATAGGAACTATTGTCGCAATAAAAAACTTATTGATTTAGAAGAAACTCCTAGTTCAGTAAAATCTAAAATACTAAATAGTTTTGAAGAGCAAGACAAGTGGAACAACAGAGGTAAAGTCTTTCCCTACTTTGTAGAGAAGCGCTGCCGAATGTTACTAGAGGATATAGAGGACTTCATTTAGTATGGTAAATAAAACTACATATAATGTACATGAGATTTTAGAACAAGTTTCTAAAGCTAAAAGTCGCACAGACAAAATAAACATCTTAAAATCAAATCAAAACAATTGGGCCATGAAAGACATATTGCGTGGCACTTTTGATGATTTAGTTACATGGAACTTACCTAATGGTAAGCCACCATATGAACCTGCTGATGAGAGATCCACCCCATCTAATCTAATGCAACACAATAAAAAGTTTGCGTACTTCATTCCTAATGGACCAGGATCAAAAATGGCGGCAGTCAAGAGAGAAAAGATCTTCTTGGATATGTTAGAAACCGTACATCCAAAAGATGCTGAACTTCTTGTTGGCATGATCAATAAGAAAATGCCTGTCAAAGGCATTACAAAGAAACTGGTACAGGAGGCATTTCCAGATTTAATAGTTAAATAATATGTAATACAGGAGAAGGTATGAGTAGAATCCAACTTGATAGACTAAGAAAAGATTTAGAAGAATTAAACCTATACATAAGTAAAGTAAAGGAAAAAGGTAAGATGGACCTAGTTTCAAAGTTAAATAAAAAAAG